GTTGACTCTGGTGCAGCTATACTTTTCAACATATCTGCCTTATTCATAATATTACCAATAGGTTTATCAAATTTAGGAAAATTTAATATACCAGGAATATGTCCTTCAATTTTATCATCTTCAGGAACATTAGCTAATGTATTAGATAAAGGACCTCCCGCTGCTAATTTAGGAAATCTATTAACATATGCACCAGAAGTTTCTTCATTAACTATCCAATTAGAAACAATTTTACTTCGTTGTTGGTTTGTTAGCCGCACTTTTCTTAATTTTTAAATCTTCACGTTTTAAATCTTCAGTAGCCTTATTCTTACGAATAGTTTCAGTTAAGCTACCTTCTTTAATTTTTACTTCACGTTCTTTTTCAGCATCTTCAGAAGTAGTGTCTACCTCTTCACCTTCTTTATTTTCAGCACCAATTAAAGCAACTTCAATCTTAGTATTACTATCAAGATCAGCTTTATATTTAACCATGTCTCGATCAGCTTCTACTTGTTCTACTTCCATAGCCATACGTTGTTCTGCTTCTTTTTGTCGTGCAGCTTCAGCTTGTTGTGCTTGTTGCTGTATTTGCTCTTCAAAAGACTCAAACTTACGTTGTAATGAAGCAGGATCTTGTGTGCGATATAGTTCCATAACCATTGACATACTCCCACCATTTTGAAGGAAGGGCTGTACTAATGATCTTAATGTTTGCATCATTTCTTGATCTTCAGCAGCATTAGTAATATATACACCATATTCTGATTCATTAAATATACTTGAATCGAAATCAAGTACTGATTGACTACCGTCTCCTAATACAAACTGTTTTTTAAACTTCTGTCCTTTCCAAGCAAGTTTAGCAGTTTCAAGGTATACCTCTAAGCTTCTTATACGATAATTATCGTGTATTGCATAATAACGCTCAGTATTTAAAGATGACTGTGCTACAGCTCGTTCTACGCCGCCAACAGTCTCACGATTCTCTACAGCGCCTTTACGTTGAGGTGTGATACCTGTGATGTCTTCAATTCTATGTTCCAGGAATGTAAGTATACCTAGTAAATTCTCAATTACTTTGGGATCACCTATTTCAGTAGTACCACTAGATTGGTTCATAGCTCCAGCTAATTTTCCTAAAGCAGCACCTTGATTACCTTCTTTAAATGGATCTTCAAAAATAATTTTCATCTGATCTATATAATATAGAAACTGATCCATAGTAAATTCTGATGGAATCATTGAAGTACTTATTTTAGCAATCTTGCCTTTATAAGTCTTTAATTCTTCCCATAACTTATGCATAAAATAATTATAAGTTAATTGGTAGTCTTTAGCCATACCAACCATAGATACAGATACAGAACTATTAATATTAACTGCAGTACCAACAATACCTGGCTTACATTTTGAAGGATTATCTAGTGATCTAAATTGAATAGGACGTGGCCCTAATTTTACAAAAATATCATCACCTAATTTAATTCCTTCATTGTATTCACCAATCCAAACCCACTTTACTAATTCTTTTTCTTCATCTGATAAAGGATAATCTTCATCTATATATTTCTTTTGGAAGTCTCCCTCTTCATCAATAAAAGATAGAACTCCCATTTTCCTCATACCTCTCCACACTAGACGTAATTTTCTAACATTACCATGCTCATCAAATGAACCGCCTAAAAATGATGTTTGTTTAGCTGTAGCAGAAACAACATTACCAATACCTCCTTGATGATTAACCCATGATGTTAAATCAATAGGCTGATTAATTAGTTGTTTTGAAAACAAACTACCGGCTACAGTTCTGTTATAAGTATAACCTTCTTCTAATTTTTTAATATCATTAGAAGTTAATTCATCATGATGATCATCAATTACTTGTCCTATAGGAGCATAAGAAAGTTCTATAATCATATCTGAAGACTCTATATAAGGACTTTCTCCAGAACGTATAGTAAATAAGTGTAATGGATTAATCTTCCTGAATGTAGGTTCACCAGACATAATTTCAGCAGCACCTATTTCTTCACCACCAACTAATAGGTCTTCAAAATTTCTACTAAAAATTTCTTTCATACCTTGATGATGAAAACCATAATTTACAATTTGAGCAGCCATACGTTCCCTACGGTCTCTGTAATTAAATTTCATCCATTTAGCCTGCTTCTGAATTTCTTGTGCAGCCTGTTCTTTATCAAAGTCAGGAGAGATAACTCTTCGTAAAAAGTCATCATTTAAAGTCTTAGATATTTGTTCTAATTTTTGATTAACCATGTCCGGACTGGACATGTTAACAATAGGATTAAAACGTCTTTTTCTTTCTTCACCTAATAAAACAGCTAGATATGAATTAATTAATGGATAATTTTTATAATTTCCATCAAAATCTGCTTCCAAATTATATGGATTTACAGCTCTTGTTACTTCTTTAGGATCAACAATATTATTGATTAAATTGTAGTTACTAATTTTCTCTGCCATAGATGCCCGAACCGAAGTATTAGTATCAGAACCAACAATTATATCAGCAGCTTCGACACATTCTTTGTAAAAAGAATCAGTCTTTTGAGCACGTGACCTTTTTTGATGAGGGAATGAGGTAACATTCCCTTTAATAAAATCTGACATATTTTAAATATTTTTACAAATGTAATTAATTAATATATATTATACTAGAATTTAATAGGAAACTTTGATTGGGTATAACGTAATTTTTTATTTTTTGGAGAAAATCCACCAAATCTATTAAACCATGGATCTTTTAACAATTGAGAATTAACTTCCTGAAATTGCTTAAGTTCAAATTTTAATTTATCTTCTCTAAGTATCATTAACATACCCATTGCAGAAATCCTATCATAGTTATCATCAGGATTCCAGGCAATAGTTTCTTTTAAATAAGCTATAGACCTAATCTTTTGCAAGTTTAAAATCTTGGCCTTTTCAACTAAATTTCCTTCTTCATCGAATTCATCTACATTATCTATATCATATGCATCACTAATCATCCAGTCTGCTTGTAGTTTTCTGCCCCAAGCATTAATTTGTGTACTAGCATGAGTGCCCTTCGATCTATTTCCATATAAGGCACCTTTAACTAATTCCATGTCTTTTAAGATTTGTGGGGTATCACATAAGTAACGCATTGCTCTCTTTTGTTCAAAGAATGAAAATAGTCCTTTTAAGTTATTTTCATAATTAGCTTCAGCATTATAAAATTTTAATAGTCTTAAAGCTTGTTCATAAAATTCACTGGCTCTTGCTGGTCTACCAGTATACTCTGCTACTATTTTATCTAACAATACGTCAAATATAAATACTGATCCTAAAGAATGGGCATAAGTAGAAATATCATAATCAATTGGGTCAATTCCAGCAATATATCTACCCCATTGAATAACTCCATCCTTATTGCGTTTAGGCATTTGATAAATTTCAGTACAGCCATTTACATCTAATGTATCACGCTTTAATGGGTACTCCCTAAGAACCTGATGTAAAGGCAATTTATCCCAGTCTACTGCACCTTGATTATCATACTTTAAATGACCAATATAATGTGGTGCAATAAATTTAGGTATATTAGGCGAAATTTGAGCTAGATGATCTTTTAGATCAACTACAGGAAATATACTTCCTTCTCTTCTCATTACTGCCTCTTGAGGTGTTATAGGCATTTCAGCTTTATGCTGAACTAGTGTATTTGGATCTGTTGAATTTGCTCTAATCTGAACTCGTGTTTGTAGTATTTCAACTAAAGCACCTATCACATCTGAGTTACCATCTTTATCATAATATCGTAAACGATTTAAATATGCTCCCCAAAATAATCCACAATGACTATCTCCTTTAGTATTTCTATCAAATACATTTGGGATACCTCTAATACCGTAACCTAAGCAATTATAAAATAATTCTTCGGCACCCTGAAAGTTAGCTCCTGAAGTACCGCCTGTACCTCCTCCAATCATAGTATAGAATGTAACTCCACCTTCTTGTACAGATTGTTTTGCAACCTCCCATGATTTTAATAAATTAGGAAACTTACCCCATTCTTCCCAGTAAACTGGCCCACGCTTTCCTCTAGCCTTATCAGCATCACCTTTAGTAGTAACACCAATGATTTCATTTTCTGTACCTTCAATCTGACCCTCTCTAGTTTTATAACCCATACGCCAAGTCATATTGGCTTTAGATTCAATTAATTTTAATCTGGGCCATGGGGTATGGTGATCAGTCCAAGATACATTAGACATAAATTTACTAAGTATACCATCTTTCATTAAGTATTCAGTTTCACTAGCAATAGCAAAAGCTACTACTCTCTCTTTACTTTTTGTACTATATCCTACTTTTAAAATTCTTCCAAGATCAGATCCCATTTTATAACTGAATCCTGCGCCACGTTTTTTTAACAAACCAGCATGTTCTCCATCTCCTCTAGCCTGGTCAACATAATGCCAAAAAATATAATCACCATCATAGAAAGCAGGAAATCCTAAAGGCCTACTACCACTTTTGGTACCCTCTACAATTTCGGTTTTTAAAATAGGTGAGTAATTTAAATAATAATAAAACGATCCTGGAATCCATTCACCGTCTGATTCTCTAATTAATCCTTCTCTACATCGTCTGGTTTCTTCTTGCCAGAATCTAAAGTAATCTGAATTTGGACTAGCATTGGGAGCTAAAAAACTATAAGTTTTATGTGCTTTAAAATGGATAGCAGGCTGTCTGAAAAAATCCATATTTTCTAAAATATGTGGATTAACCACATCTACAATTACTTTACCATCTGTATCATGTGGCACATCTGCGGCCCTAGGTCTATTGGGATTGGTTAAATTATAAACGAATAAAACAGAATCTAAAATTTCTTCTAGTTCTGCTATTACTCCTTTATCTAAATCTTTAATAAACTCAGGTGTTAATACAGTTTGTATATCATTAAATCTCGACATATACTTTAGTTAACTTGAAATCTTTAATAGTATCATCAATAGAAACATAAAAAATCAATCCCATAGTTGTAAAAGTTTTGATTCCATATTCTGTATCACCATTGTTTTTTGTTACTCCTGATATCCTATAATTAGTTTGTGGATAGTCAAAAACATCAATTGCCTTAACCATCTTATCTATTTTTTTAAATACTTTGGGAGTAACCCATAATCTAAATCTTCTAGTTTTGCGTGTTTGTTTAGTTTCTTCTAAACACATATCCATCGCTTCATCTAAAATTTTATCTATTATATTAATTTTTTTCATTTTTATGAAATTTTGTTAACTTTCTTATCCATTTATCTTCTTCATGGTCAACATCTTACAGCCCATCTTCAAACACAGACTTATTTTGCTGCCCTCTTACTCCAGATTGTTCCTGTATTATCTTTTTAACTGCTTCTTCTAATTTTTCTAAATTAGCTAGAATGCCAGCCGATTTTTCTATAACTCCTGCTAGTTGAGCTATATTATAAATAGGTTTCCCTTTTTCATCTAATGCAAGTAAATCAACTTCTCGATAAAACCTTCTTATTTTATCAACTCCAATCTTTGCATCATCTAAAAATACTAATGCAAAGATTTCATCAT